AATTACCTCTACCTACTTTGTACTTATCAGTTTTTAACCACGATGGGTTTTTAAGATTGTTTTTTTTCCAAAAGTCATTAATTTGAGCTCTGGATAAAACATCTGTTTTGTAGAAGGCATAAGCTTTCTCTACAAACATTTTTTGATTATCATTTAAGTCAATCATAGTGTTTTTGTCCTTTCTTATCATAGTTTATACATATATTATACTTGGTTTTTTTATTAAAGTCAATAGCCTAATTTATGTTGATTTTACTATCATTTTAAGCCACTCTTTCAATAAACTTGTTTAATAACACTCTACTAGTGATTCTACCTTTCATAGAATTACTAAACGCTCTTCTAATATCTTTAGTATTCGCAGTATCAGGAATATCTGAAATACTAGAGTTTTCTACATTTAAGTGTTTTTTGTTTAGTATATAAAACTCATCATAACCATACTCATCAGTAATAATTGCAACTTTATTTTTTCTTAGTTGCGCTCTTCTTTTTAAAAACTTCTCATCATTAGTATAAGAACTGCCTAAGTATTTGTCTGCGTCCCAACCTCTCATTTTTTTTAGAATAAAGAAACCAATTGTACTTACTCCGTGTTCTTTTCTAATTACATCTAAAAGTAAATTTGTAACTTTTTGAGATTCGTAAGTGTTTTCATTATCTACTGTATATTGTTTTTTACCAGATTTTAAAACAATCTTACCTCTCGAATTGTGATCGCCCATTGTTCCTTCAGGTGTTACGTTAACTTTACCTCTAAGACCATTTGCTGCACCATCTGTAAGAGTTATAAAAGTCATTTTTTCTACATTGTATTTGTTTTTAAATATAGAGATTAATTTATTACATATAACAATCGCTTCATTTAATGGAGTATTACCTAAGTGATAATTATTAGGCATACCAAAGTTAAATTGAGAAGGACAATTCATATTGTCATACCAAAAACTTCGTCTAGCATATCTATTGTCATAATATAAACTCATAGAATATAGATAAGTTAAAGACTCATCTAATTCAGTTTTTTTCATTTTGTGCGATGCAATATTAACTAACTTACAACTATCAATTATCATATCACCGTGTTTAAAATTATAGTTATTAGATAATAATACTTTTCTTGTATCATAGTCGTCCCATCTTTTATTATCTGCCTCTGAAGTAAATTCTGATGTAAATAGATATACTTCATACGGTATTTGAATTTTTTGACAGAAATACACTAAATTGATTAATTGATCTACTGTGTTTTTCATTACATCACACATTGAACCTGACCAATCTAATAACATCATCATACCGTGATTTTTAGCATTAGGTACAATAGTTAATCTTTTAAAGATATCATCACTAAATTTATAATTTCTTAATTTAAGTGGATCAATAATACCAGTCTTATCATTTGTAGCTCTCTTATACGCAGTAGCTGCTTTTTTCATTTCAAACTCTTTAACAAGATACATTACTGTTTTCTTATTATCATTTTTGAATTTTTTAAAATCATCTTTTAACCAGTGGTAATATTTTTTGTGAGTAATACTTCTAGTTATTTCTTTATTAACAAATTCTCTAAAGTCTTTTAAAAAATCTTTATATGTGTGTACACACTCTTTTAATTTTGGATCAGGAATAGACATATAGTTATAAGACGTAGAAGTGTCTAATAATTTTTCTTTATTACTTTCAAATTGATTATCAGTAATTGCTGTTAGTTTACCTTCACCGCCACCAACTGGACCGCTGCTAGTAGAAGTTTTACCTTCTAAATTTTCTTTATTAGTATCGTCTTTATTTTCTTCTGATTCAGTTACTTCACCTTGACCGTCTTCTTTATCTGAACTATCTTCCTCTGAATCTGAAGATTTTGTATTTACATTATTATCTGAATCTTGTGTATCATCTAAATTGTAGTTTTCTACTAAAGGGTGAGTATCAAAATCAGGTAATTTTTTTAACTTCTCTAATTGTTTCTTTTGCCAATTAAGAAGTTTTTTTGCTAGTGATACTACGTCCTTCCAAGTTTTAAGATTGTCAACTAATGCCAACCACATTTTATCTGTATTTGTAAATTTAAATGGAAGAGTTTTTGAAGACTTGTAGTATAAGTTAATTTTATCAATTAACATTAAGTCTGTATTGATATCTTTATTTGAGATACCAAAGAAGTCCTGATTTAATAAGTTATCAAATCCTTTGATATAATTTTTTACTACACCTGGATATTTCTTTTGAATTTTTTTATCTATTCTACAATCTTCTAATACGTTACAATAAGCTCTCAGCTCATCATCATTCATAATTTCTTCCCAACCTTTATATGGTGTATATAAAGCGTGGGCACATTCGTGTGCGATTAACATATCGTAAACATCACCAGATTGTACTTTAAAGATCGGTAATGTTAATACACGATTGAAAGTATCAAACGATGCGGTTCTTACGTTGTTATGTTGTACTTGAATATTCTCTGTTGCGATTAGTTTTGCGAGTTGTGATTTTGAATCAATGTTTATTTGTGTAGTCATAGGTATATAATACAGGGTAACCTTTTAAAAGTCAAGGTTATAATCGCAATTAAAATGTAGTAAAATCAACAACTTAGCAAAAAAGTTGTTCTTGTTTTGTTCTATTTTAGTGGTTTTAACACTTTTTCATAGATATTTAACGCCAGATTCTTCATCATTAGAGGGGCAACCATACGACCGATTCGTTCAGCTTGTTTATCAAAGTTACCCTCTAGTTTATAATCATCAGGTAATCCCATAATTCTTTTTAACTCTGGTATAGTAAACTTACGGTTTTTACTATAATGAAATACACCTGATACACTCATCTGTTGTCCTCGTTGTGTTAGTGTTGGACAAGGTAGATGTGGCGCTGGTCTTATCATATTAAACATAGATTTCTTATAATTGATATCTACAAAGTTATAATCTTTATCTGTATCCCACTCATAATGTTTAACTTCTGTTTTATATAATTGTTCAAGTCTTGTATTTGAATCAGTTACTATGGGTTTAGCGTTTTCTTCTTTAAATCCCATCTCTTTATATTCTATCCATTTATCTTTTGATATAATACGTATTTCATTTTCACTTGGCTTAACGTGTCTTGTAGGATTAAATGGTAATATCTCTACCCATTTCTTTTGGAATCCTTTTTGTACATAATCGTATAATTCTTTTTCTTGTGCTTCTTCGTTTTGTATATTGTCAATTGCTTCTTTTAATGATACTTGATATCCTAGTTTTTCAGGATATACTTCATTCGCCATAGTCATAAAGTTTAATCCTACTTTATCTACAATATCATTTCTTATCGCAACAAAGAAACATCTTTGTCTTGCCTGTGGTGTACCATAATCCGCTGCGTTTAACACTTGACCTACAGCAGTATAATCAATCTTTTCAAATTCATTTATAATCTCATTATATTTTTTAATTGCTTCGCCCATCATTATACCAGCAACGTTTTCGCCAATAATTACTTTTGGTTGTATGTCATTAGCTATACGAATAAACTCAAAAAATAAGTCTTCTATGTTTTCTACTTTCTTACCATCTGAATATATCTTTTCCTGATCCCAACCTTTTTCTCTTTTACCAGCAACACTAAACGCTGAACAAGGTGGACTACCATCTAATATATCTAACTCACCTTTTTGAATACCAGCAAGTTTTAAAAAGTCTTCACCTGTTAATTGTTTTATATCATTAGGTAACACAGGTGTATTTGGATAGTTTGCTTTATACGTTTCTACTGCGGCTTCTACAAACTCATTTACACACAATATCTTTCCACCCGCTAGTCTATAACCCGTAGAAGAACCTCCACCACCAGCAAAAGTAGATATAACTGTAAACAACTCTTTATTAGAATTATCAATTACTTCGTTTAATGTATAGGGTTTATAACTCATTTTGATATTTCTGTAATCTATCCATTTCTTTATGTGCTTTCTTATAGGCTAAGTCAAGTTTCATTTTACTTGCGTATTCAATAAACACTTTACCTAACATATGGTCGTATTCGTGTTGAAAGATACGACTCATCATACCATCTAAATGGCCTTCTTTTAAATCATTGTTTTCATCTGTATATTTAACAACAATCTTTCTAGGTCTTGTTATACTTAAAAATACAAATGGATATGTTAAACACCCCTCTTTCATTACAACAGTTTCTTCGCTACTGGATATAATCATAGGATTAAAACAATTTAATACTGTACCATTTTCTAATTGTGGATGCCCACCCATAACAAACATATTAAAAGGCAATCCAACTTGATTTGCTGATAAACCAATACCTCCATATTTTTTCATAGTCTTATACATTAAATCAGATAATTCTTTTCTATCTTTAAATCCTTCTTCTTGTAACATATCATCTTGGAATGGTGCGATAGCTGATTTAACTCTAGGATCGTTTGGTGGTATTAATTTCAATTCTTTTTCATTAGACATTTTGTAACCTCGTAAAATTGTGTTCCTTTTCGAACTTGATTATATTTGTAAATTTATCAAATAGTATATCTCCTTTGTGTGATATAATAAAGATATTCTCAGCAGTCATCTTTTTAATTATTTTAAAGAAGTCTTCAGTACCTTGACCATCTAAACTACTATCAAATATTTCATCTAATATCATTAAGTTTGTATTGGTACTATTTTTCATTTTAGCAATGGCTCTCCAAGTAAATACTAACGCCAAATCTATTCTCATCTTTTCGCCTTCACTAAAACTATTGTAATCAAAAGTATCTCTAAATCTACTTTTAACTGTTTCATTAAACTCCTCGTCTAAATGAAACGATATAAAGAAATCCATATCTTGTAGATATTGATTAATAAGAGTATTCATAATAGGTAAATATTTTTTAATAATCTTTGCTTTCGCCCCTCTATCTGAAAGTATCTCTCTGGTTACATCTACGTATTTCTTTTCTTCTGTTATTTGTTGTAACTCTTGTTTTGTTTCTTGTAATTGTTGTTTAAAGTTTTCTAACTCTTGTTCAATCTTTGTTGTATCTTTATCTCTATTTTCTAATAGTACAATTTCATTGTGTAAATCATCACTATGTTTTTTTAGTCCTTCAATAGATGTATTAATTTTTGACATTTCAATTTGTATATTATACATCTTTTTTGAAAATTTGTCAATCGTAGTAAGTTTTTCTTCTACTTTTGTTATTTCTTCTACTAATTTCTTCATTCCATCATTTAAAGTTATTATCTTACCTTTTTCATAAGCCTGTTTTTCCCCTCTAAATTGTGGTTCTAGTTTTTGTGTACAAGTTGGACACGAATCATTTTCTTCAAAAAAATGTAAATTCTTTTCGTGTGTTTTTAAGTTTTGTTCTATCTTTGTTTCTAACTTAGATAATTCTTTTAGTTTTTTTTCAACTCGTTCTCTATCTTTAATATTATCTTCTAGCGTTTTGTATTCTGTATCTAATGCTTGTATATTTTGTAAGTAATCTTTTTTCGCATCTTCATTTTTGTTTAGATTACTTTTCTTTACATCTATATCATCTAAGCTTCTATTTTTTAATTCAAAATAATGTTTATGTTCTAAGTCATACTTGGATTGTACAATATCACATTGATGTTTTGCTTCCGTAATCTTTGCTGTTAAATCCGTTTGTTGATTTCTTGTAAGAATATCCATATGAGTTAATACTCGTATATCTAAAATTTCTTCTACCACTTCTCGTCTATGTCGTGGTCTCATTTGCATAAATGGTTGATAAGAAGAAGAACCTAATGTAATCACTTGTTTAAATGCTCTATAATTTAACTTTAAGATTTGATCTTCTAATACATTTTGATAATCTATACTAGACGCTTCTTGGTTTAACAAATCGCCGTCACAATAAATTTCAAATATATTAGGTTTAACACCTCGTCTTATTTTGTATTGTTTTGTGCCTGTCGTAAATTCTAATTCGATTAAAGTATCATTATTGTTTATTGTATTAACCATTTGTTCTTTTTTAATATTTCTAAATGGTCTATTAAATAAAGAAAAACAAAGCGCATCTAATAATGTTGATTTGCCAGAACCATTTGGTCCAATAATCAAAGTTGTTTGAGCTTTGTTTAAATCAATTTCAATAAATGTATTACCTGTTGAAAGAAAGTTTTTCCAACGAATTTTTTTAAATACTATCATCTTTCACTTGCTTCCACATATACTTCTTTAATAAAGTTTTTTAATTTTGATTTATCTAAATCTGTATCTGCTTGATCTACATAGTTACCTAAGAATGTTAATGTATCTTCGCCTTGTTCTAATATGTCTTCTCTTACACTTGCGCCAAGATCAGTATTTAAATCTTCAATAACCATAACTTCGTGTGTGTTTATTTTGTTATGTAATTTATCTAATACATTGTTAAACATATTTTCATTTGTTTTATTTGTTACGAATACTTTAACAAACGAATTATCAAATTGTTGTAAGTCTATATTTGTATAATCATTATCTTTATCATTGTATATAAGTTTTTTATGTATTCTAAGTGGATTAGATATTCTTTCTAACTCTCTTGTTTCTGTATCAAATATATGAAAACCTTTTGGGTCTTTATAATCAGACCAAGTCATTTCGTATTGTGCGCCCAAATAATAGATATGACCATCATCTGATTTTTTATGAAAATGACCAGATAAAACTTTTTCAAATCTTTTGAATTGACTTCGTTCTAGTCCTTGATCGTTGACTATTCCTTTTTGCATTTCAAAACCTTTGATCTCTAAATGACCAAAACATATATCTGCTTTGGAATGATCTATTGCGTGTATTGATTCTTCATAATTGTCATCGCATATCCAAGGAAGAAATAACATATTACAACCACCTAACTCAACTTCTTTAGGTCTTGTGTATATCCAAGGTTCATTTATACCGTCATAAGTAGTACAAAGTTCTGACACAGAATTAACATCATTAGTATTCTTAAAATAGGTATCGTGGTTACCAATAATGATATGTGTATCAACTTTCATTTCCCATAATCGCTTCATAAACTTTTGTCTAAAAGCGTGAGCTGTTTTAAAGTTAATAAACTTTCTACGATCAGTTACATCACCTAAATGAATAAGTGTTGTTATATTGTTTTCTTCTAAGTAGGGAAAGAACTGCTCGTCATAGAATTTCATAAAGTATTCTAAGAAAACAGGACTATCATTCCGAGCACCGAAGTGCGTATCATTTAATAAAGCAATTTTCATAAACTAAACAAAATATTTACTAGAAGTTTTTTTCTTTATGACTTTCTTTTTTGTTTTTTTATCTTTTTCTTTTTTAGTAGGTTCTTCTATTCTTGTATTCTTTTGTAAAAATTCTCTAAATTGATTAGTAAATTCTCTATCCTCACCAGGCTGTAATGACATATCATCATAGTTACGATCAAATATTAATTTTTGTTTAATAGTTACTTGTTTCTTTTCCTTTTGTATTCTTCTAATAAATGCGTAATAAATGATTTGCGTAAAGTATGCAAATGGATTACTAGATTTGTTTGGATCAAAATTATCCAAATATTGTAAACAATTTTCAATACCATCCGATATCATATCATCTCTAAATGTATAATTAATAAAATTAGGTCTATATGATAAGTGATTCGCAATCTTTAAAAAACAACCACCTAAGTAGTTGTCCACTGGAGGCTTAGGTCTACCTTCTTTTTTAGCATCTCTACAACGTTTTTTATAGGCTTTCATACCTTCTAAAAATTCTTTGTTGTTTACGTAATGCTCTTTTTTTGTTTTTGTATTCATAATATTAATATACTATACTTTGTTTCAAATGTCAATACTGATACGATAAATTATTATATAAAAATATTTCATCTCACACTTGACTTTTTGGTTCGTCCTATGTATAATGAGCTTGTCCGCGATGGTTTGAGGATAATAGAATATATCTTTTAGTGTATAGTAGTATCTTCATCATCACCAAAATCATCAAATATCTCATTTATCTTTTTATTATCTTCGTCAGAAAAGGCTTTCTTTTCATAAGAAGAATCTCTAGTAATATGTAATTCACTATCATAATCTTTTACAATATGGAAATAGCTACTAATGATACCTGGCGCAGCATTAGTAATAGTTAATATTTTATCTTTCGGAATAGTTACAATTTTATCTTTAGAATAACCTGTCCACTTAATTAAAGCCACATAGTCTTTAAAACCTTGAGGAGTAAGTTGAGGTACATATTTAATTTGAAGTGGTTTATCCAATCGTAGTAAACCAGATTTTTCTTCTAATTGTTCTTTAGGTAATACACAAACTATATCATCACCATTGATGAGTTTGATTATCTTTAAAGGACTAAGATTGCTTTGATCCATTTTTTAACTCTATGTTGTGTATTTCATAATTAAAGTCTTCGCCATTATAGATATTTATTCGTTCTTTAAAGTGCTGAAGTGTATAATTTTCTTTATCATTATAAGATAAATCGTCAGCTATATCATAAAGAGTTGCTGTTGAATCATTATCTTTCAACCGAAGACCACGGCCAATACTTTGTAGATTACGTATCCTAGACTTTGTAGGACTAGCAAAAATGATATTGTGTAAATTGCGAATATTAATACCAGTAGAAAAAGTACCGTAACTAGCAATAATAATAGCGTTATCCGATTGTTCAGTAATCGCTCTAATAGATTCTCTTTCATCTGCCTCTACTCCTCCGTAAACAAAAAATATCTGGCGATCTCCAGCTTTATTTTCGATTAGTTCTTTAAGTATCACACCGTGTTTCTCAACGTATTGAAATAGACACAGCGAATTGCCTTGTAAAGACAAACAAAGATTTCTTATATATTTATTCCTTTTTGTATTAGAAACCAAAAAATCCATTTCATCTTGGTAACTTTTATCTTTCAAAAAATGTCTGGATTCTTTATCGTGCTGTAGTATTAAACAAATAATCTTTAAATCTGCTAATTGTTTTCTTTCTTGTAATTCACTTGTAGAAACAACTTTATTTACAGTACCAAATAAACCCTCTAATACTAATTTGTGTGTTTTACTGCCATCTAATGTTCCTGTTAATCCAATTCTATATTTACAATTTTCTAATTTAGTTAATATCTTTGTTAATGACATTGCTTTAAATAGATGAGCTTCATCACCCATAATCATACCAAATTGATTAAACCATTTCTTAGGTTGATTATAAATTGATTGCCAAGTAGAGATAACAACTCTTTTCTTTGTATCTTTATCGTGGCCTTGATATATTCTATGAACATTACGATCACTATTATAACCGTAATCTTTAAAGTCTTTAAATAACTGTTCTACCAAAGAAGTCGTTGGTACAATAATTAATATCTTATCTTGTTTAGTATCTTTTAATCTAAGTAAATTAAAAATTAATATAAGATATATGATTAGTGATTTACCTGATGCTGTAGGTGAGATTAATAAACATCTACTTTTTTGAATAGAATGTTTAAACGCTTCTATTTGATAATCTCTTATTTCTAATGGTACTTTAAGTGCTTTAATAAACTTTTCTAATTTCTTATCATCAACTATTGTATCTTTGATCTTAGTACCATCTACAACCTGTACATTATTTTTTTGACACCAATCTATGATATAAGGGTACAAACCGGCGTAGATTTGACCTGTGGCGTAAGAGAACAGGCGTATTTTACCATCCCAAACTCTATTACGATATTGAGGCATAAACTTAAAACCTGGTACTTCAAATGTAAAGTATTCACCTAACTCTCTACGAATATCAGCATCTGCTTCTATTTTTAAATAGACTTCATTTTTTTTATCTATAATGAGATATCTAATAGCTGTCATTGATATACTTATACGAAAGATTTACCGACTACCCAGCCGACTAATACTTTACGAATACCTGAAAGAACAGGGTGTACTTTGTGCCAAATAAAGGAAGGAAACACAATGATAGTACCTGGTTTAAAAACTTTGGTAAATCTAAAATTTTTTGTTTTGTTAGATATAGGGTGAGGTAAACTTAATTCAAAATCGCCACCTGTGTATGTATCATTTAAACAAATAGTAAAACTTAATTTTCTTATTAAACCATTTTCATAAGGTTTAGTATGTGAATCAATATGCCAATCATAGTGATCGTCTTTATTGTAAGTTGTATATTGTAAAGGTTCAAACTCTCTTAATAAAAAATTCCAATTAGACTTTTCATTTGCTTCATTAATGATAGGAGTTATTTGTGATATTAAGTCTTGGTTATCTATCCAAGTTACTTTTGATTTTCTATTTTCTATATTACCGTCAGTAATCTTAGCTTGTTCTAATGATTTGTCATTACTTTGTTTTATAATGTCGTTACAAAAGGAAGACGAGAAAGATTGTTCTTTAATAAAATGAGATGTGTTTAAAAACATTAAATAGCTCCACTTGTAAACTTTCTCCAATCAATAGCATTTTTAATTGCGAAACCTCTATTTGCTATTTGTCTAATAGTTCTATCTAAGAAATCAACAGTGGTATTTAAGTAATCTACTTTTTGTTTTAGTCTTTGTAGTTCTTCGTCTGCTTCTAAATATTTGTCTATATCAGTTCGTAATACTTTTAAGTCAAAAGGTTTTTCTCTATATACTTCTGCAGGTGCTTTACCTGTATAGTATTCCCATTTGTTTCTTTTTAATATATTATATTCAGTTTCACTACGACTTAATAGTAGTCTAAATTTTGTTAAATGTTTTAGATATTTGTTATGTAACTGAGGTGTTTTTAATGACTCTAAATCAAGTTCAGTATCATTAATTTTTAAATCTTTATCAGCCAATTCTTGTAATTCTTCTAATGTCATAATGTATATATTATATCACAAAAAACTCAAAAAGTAAAGTCTATGAAGTAGTTATAGATGTCCTTGAAGCTCCGACAGTAGCGAAGTCATATATTGAATAATTAAATGATACAGTTGCTGTCAAGTAGTCCACATCAGCCGCTTGTTGATCGTATGTTAATCCTGTTAAAGAAGTAGGAAATACATCTCTAAATCTAACTTCTAATTCAGCGTTATTTTTACTTGACAATATTGTTAATGTTGCGTCAGAATAGGTACCACCTACATTTGGAGTACCATATTTAACTTTACCAATCTCATTACTGATTGATTGATTTTTAGCAGGAAATCTATCATTACCAGATGTTACTAGATTTCTAAATTCTGAATAATCACGTGGAAATCCTAATCCAACTAACCACCCGTGGATTTCTTGGAAGTTTTCTAAGTTTTCATCTACCATAAAAGTCATTGATAATGGTTCATAAGTTAATTTTTCACCAGGTATTGGAATATCTTTTATAGGAGT